GGAGCGGACGATGAAGATGTAGGACGCGGATATAACGCATCCGGAGCCGTCCTTGACGAGGTGTGTAAATGGTTAAAGCCATACGAATCATGGTTCCAGGGTATCCTTCCGTCGCTTCGTGCAGACCTGATTAATGATCATCCCCGGGCGTTTGTGGCCACGACGCCGAAACCGATCAAGATCATTCAGGAATGGGTGGCATCGGACGACGGATCCGTACACCTTATGGGTGGATCCACCTTCGACAACGCCGCCAATCTCTCCAGCTTCGTACTGAGAGAACTTGAGAAGAAATACCGTGGCACGGCAGTTGGTCAACAAGAACTGTACGGAAAAGTCCTTGAGCTTAGCAGCGGTGGACTCTTTAAACGCATGGACATCGTTAACAATAAAGTTGCCAGCGTACCCGAGCATGGGGACCGGATTACCACCGTTGTCGGGGTTGACCCAAACCTTACCGGCGAGGAAGCGTTGACAGGAATCGTGGTTGTCGCCCGGTACCGTGTCACTGGAGAAGATCATCTTTATGTCCTCGCTGATCGCACCATTCCGGGATCTGGTCGCCAGGCTGCGTTGGCTATTTGGCGTGCTGCCGCAGAATTTGAAGCAGATCTTGTTGTCTATGAAGAGAACCTAGGTAAACGATACCTGCAAGAGGTTCTCCAAGACGCGTACCACGAGTACGTGGAACTAGGTTACTTCCCTTCCAACACATCGCCTCCGATGAAACCGGTTCACGCTAAGCATGGGAAGAAAACCCGGGCCGAACCAGTAGCGATGCGATGCGAACAAGGCAAACTCCACTTTGTGGGAGAGATGCCCGACCTGGAAGATCAATGCGTCATGTTTGATCCGGTATCAACCCGAGAATCACCCGACCGGATGGATGCCATGGTTCACGCGGCAATTCATCTCATGGCCGGAGAACGCAAGAAAATGCGCATGGGAGATCCCAGTAAGCACGAAATTCCGTTCGGTCAAGGCTTCTATGACTTGTCCCGTTTGGGCTAGTCACTTCCACTTGCCAAGATGAGGGATCTATAGTATGGCTATGCTACTTCTGACACTAGTTATTGGGGTGCTGGCGGTAATGCGCATCACCCGATTGCTAGTAGAAGACCGGCTTCTTCTTGGATATCGCAGGTGGGCTGTCAACAAGTGGGGAAATGATTCCCTTCCCGCGTATCTTGCACATTGTCCCTGGTGTACTAGCATCTGGGTAGCTATTCCAGTTATGCCCGTTGCTGCGATCTGGCCTAATAAGTGGGTCCTGGCGGGACTGCTTATTCCGGCAGCTTCAATGATTACCGGTCTCGTGGCTGACCGGAAGGAGTAAGGTTGCATGGCGAGATTCGGGCGGAAAGTGGTTGACCAGCAACCACTGATGTCAACCACGATTCATGGAAGTACCGATCTTAACCAGACAGGAAACTCTCTGGTGGCATCGGCTGCTCGAATCTCGCTGAACAATGCCAATGGGTACAAACAGTACCAGTTTGGTAACAACGAGTGGCAGACCGAAGCATGGCGTCTTTACGATGTTATCGGGGAGCTACGGTTCGCGGCATCGTGGGTGGGATCGTGTTGTTCACGAGTCCGAATTTACGTTGCCGAGGTGGATAAGAATGGCCGGGTTCAGCAAGAAGTCGACGAATCGAAGAAACCTAAGATTGCCGCCCTCGCCGACACCCTCTTTGGAGGACCCACAGCTAAGAGCGAAGCCCTACGGATGCTCGGCATCAACCTTACGGTGGCCGGAGATGCGTTCATCGTGGGTAAGGCAGCTACAGCGGATCAACCGGATCAATGGTTTGTCGTCTCCTGTCAGGAACTACGACGGTACCGAGGAATGGTTCGGTACGAATATTCCGATGGAACCCCAGAAGATATTACAGATCAAGACATCATCATCCGCGTATGGACCCCCCATCCTCGCAGGAATGTCTGGGCAGACTCTCCCACTCATGCAGCATTGCCCATGTTGTGGGAAATTGAACGATTAACTCGGTTCGTCTTTGCCCAGATCGATAGTCGGCTCGTCTCTGCTGGCCTCTTGCCGATCCCTAAGGAAGCTTCCTTCGTTGATGACGACGAAGAGGTCACCGGGGCCGAAGCGCTTACCAGTCATCTTATGCGGATAGGTAGCTCCAGTCTTAAAGGTGAAGGTACAGCGGCGGGTGTCGTCCCCACAATCGTGGAAATGCCCACTGAGGCGCTTGGGAAGATAAATCTGATCCAGTTCACATCCGAACTTTCTCAGCAAGCTCTTCAGTTGCGGGAGGAAGCAATTCGGCGCTTCTCCCTCGCCATGGATTTTCCGCCAGAGGTGCTCACAGGTACTGGCGGTTCCAACCATTGGTCCGCTTGGCACATTGAAGAGTCGGCGGTCAAAATCCATATCGAACCATTGATGACGCGGATCTGTGATGCACTTACTACCGCATATCTTCAGCCCGCACTTAAGGCACTCAAAGAAGATCCTGATCGTTATATCTTTTGGTTCGATACCGCACCTCTCACTGTTCGACCGGAACGACTCAAAGATACCTTGAACTTGTACAATGCCGAAGAAGGTATCGTTTCCAAAGAGGCCGTTCTTCGTGCCGGTGACTATGCTCTAAGTGATGCTCCCACAGAAGACGAAGACATACAACGGTTCACGCGGAAGTTGATGCTGCGTGACCCGAACATTTTCTCTATTCCGGCGGTACGTAAGCTGGCCGGCTACACCGACGAAATGCTTCCTCCGGGTTCCGTGGCTGTCCCCGAGCAGGTGAACCAGCGTGGTGCTGCCCCATCTCAGATGCGTCCAGGTGCAGGTGCTGGCCCCCCGCCGCCACCGGCACCACCTACCGGGATCCAACCTACTGGACCCGCTCCGTTGCCGCAGGGATCCACAGCGCCTGGGGCCCCGCCATCAGTTCCGGGGCCCAGTCCAGTACCAGGGACTGGTGGCATGACCGCAGGTGCCTCAGTTCCTTCAGCTATTACCACGTTTGTAGTAGCTAACGCTGTAGCACTTCGGGCACTTGAAGTTGCCGGTAAACGGCTGCTGACCCGTGACCTGCGTAACGGTAATCACGGCGTCGCAGTGGAAGCACTTCACACCAAGATTCATGTTGCTGGCCCCGACCACGCGGGAAAACTCCTGGCCGGGGCTTGGGATCACCTGTCGTCTCTTGCTGGACATTTGTCTATGGACTCCGTAGATATCGATGCGTTGAGGAACACTCTCGATGGCTACTGTACTCAGCGTCTGCTTTCCGGGAAGCCTCATGACGCCAAGATGCTAGGGGAGGCGTTGCGAGAACGAGGGCTATTCGATGGCAACCCGTGACGAAAACGAAAAAAGCCTCTTTGGGGTTGTCTCAGATCAGCTAAAGTCTTGGCTATCCAAGGTAAGAGATGTGGTGATGGCTCCATGGATAAAATTCAAGATCCAACCGGATCCTTCGAATGTGTACACGACACAGGACGCTTGGAATGCGTCTGTGGACACTATTTTGACGGAGATTGGCAAGATCTCGTTGGATGCGTGGTCACAGGCATCCGACGTACCCCCCGTATCTCGCCACGCTTTCGTTATGGCCGAATTGGCACAGGTCCGCAACCTTCTGGTCCGTATACCTGATGAGGTTCATGACCTTATCGTGGCCAAGATTATCGACACCGTAAATGGCGGGGGTGACAATGAGGCAGTAGCACAGGCTGTGGAGGAGGTTTTGAATTGGACGGGCTCCGAGAATTGGCCGAATCGGTCGCGCGTTATCGCCATTACCGAGACCACACGGGCTTACGGTGCGGGTACCTTGGGTGCCGGTTTGGAGCAGCAGAGGGTAACCGGGAAACCGTTGATGAAGAGATGGGTGAACGAGCACGATTCACGAGTTCGACTGACACATCGAGAAGTCAGTAATGCACCAATCCCGTTGTCCGGATTGTTTCGGGTGGGAAATTCCGACATGATGTATCCAGGTGATCCGTCAGCGCCGGTTGGTGAAGTTGCAGGTTGCCGTTGCGACCTGATCATTACGGATGGTTCTCATGGTTGATCCGAATCCGCTCCGTGGGATGCCGCTACAGCTTCAGCGTTACTGGCTTGCTGGTAAAGGTGCCGCGAAGATCCGCTGGAACATGCCTGGCGACTTCATGCGATGCGTCCATCACTTGATGAAGTACTTCCCCCCGGATCCCAAGGGTTTGTGCAACATCTTGCACACTAAAGCTACGGGGGGACCTCCCGGTCATGGTAGCCTGGAACCACGTAAGGGCCATCTAGGGACTGATCTTCATTACGCTGCCGCCCTTACCGCAGCCGCTCAGGCCCTACTGGACCAGCAACCACAACTAGGTCCCATGTGGGCCGGGCCTTTGGCTCCCATCAACAAGGCCACCATGGATGTGATGGGCTCCAGGGTTTTCGAGCCAGGAGCCTTTACATCCCGATCCCTGCCACTTCCCCTGGACTGGCAGAAGGTCAAGACACGGGACGGTCACTCGGGTGCCGTAACCGTAGGTCGGATCCTTGGCATGACCGTAGGACCAGACCACAAGGGCCAGGACTATCTGTGGGGTTGGGGTGACTGGCTGAACCCGGACATCATCCCTGAGGTCAATGCTGCTCGATATCTGATGCAGCAAGGGGTTGCGGGGGCATCCCTTGATCCGGGCGGTCCGATACAGGGAACGATGAATCCGGACACAGGTGCTGCTCACATGTCCACCTATACCGTGGGCGGAGCGACCCTAGTATCGATTCCCGCGTTTTCGGATATGCGCCTGACCGATCTGGGCGCTGCTGGTGACTGGGCAAATGACGATCCCGACATGGATCCACAGTCTGTGGATGACGGTTGTGGATGCGGGAATGAGTCCGCTATGGATCAACTTCAAGATCTGACTCCCGCATCCAATGCCGCCGTCAACATGGGTAACGCTATCCATATGGGCGTAGGGAACGAGGCTTCCGAGGGTTACGAACTCACTTTAGTTCCCGATACCACTAATGATACCGGGAACATACAACCTTTGGCAACTGGTGACGAAGTTGTTTTGGATCTAGTACCTCAGTTTACCGTGAACAGTGACGGGTGGCGAGGATTACCTCTAGCACCCCGAAGCGCTGTCTTTGATAATGATGATGCGATTCTACGGATCACCCAATGGGCCAGTCAGGGCGGAAACACCCCAGATCCTGCCAAGATGAATCAAATGTTTATGTGGCGGGATCCGAAGGGGAACCCCCAAGATCCCACTGCCTATCGGTTACCTATCGGAGATATCGTTTCCGGTCGCCCCACACTGATATTCCATGCAATATATGCTGCCGCAGCGCTACTTTCTGGTGCGCATGGTGGCTTGCCAGACATTCCCGATGCAGAGAAAATGGAACTACGTCGCACCATCAGTGCCATTTACCCAGAAATGGCCAAAGCTTTTGACGATGCGAATATCCGGGCTCCCTGGGATCGCCCGGCTAACACCGCAGCACGAGAAGATGCTCAAGGAGCGTTCGCGATGGCTGACAACCCAAAGCTACCGTATGGGGACGTGGACTACGCGGACCCCGGTTACCAGCAGGACAAGCAGAAACGGTACCCGCTAGATACTCCGGATCACATCCGGGCGGCATGGTCCTACATCAACATGCCGAGAAACGCGGGCCAGTACAACCCGGAGCAACTGAAGGCCATTAAGGCAAAGATTGTTGCTGCGGCAAAGAAGGCTGGGATCGAGATCTCCCAGAACCAAATGTCATTGGCAATGCCCGAGTATCCGTCGAAGTTGTGGTTCGAAGATCCGCAACTTTCTGCCAAGACTCCGCTTCAGGTCACCGAGGGTGGTCACGTGTATGGTCACTTGGCGGCCTGGGGTGAGTGTCATCGCGATATCACCAACCGCGAATGCGTCCTGGCTCCTCATTCCCGGAAGAACTATGATCCTTTCCACCTTGGCACCGTGTTCACTGCTGAAGGAGACACGGTACGTGTCGGAAAGATCGTCATGGATACACGGCACGCCGGGATCGATCTTAACTATCGTTCCGCCGCGATTCACTACGACAACACCGGGGATGAAGTGGCTGTCGTACGTGCCGGTGAAGACGAGTACGGCATCTGGGTTGCTGGTGCGGTCGTTCCCGAAGCAGATGACCGAAAGGTTCAGAAGCTTCGGCGTTCACCACTTTCTGGTGATTGGCGTGCACTCGAAGGAAACCTGGAACTGACCGCCGCGCTGGCAGTGAATGTCCCGGCATTCCCGGTGTTCTCGATGCAGGGTGAAGAGCGGCTAGCATTGGTGGCAGCGGGAACCGTTGTCCACGCCATGTCTGATGAGCATTATGTCGACGACACGGTTTCCGCTGAACTATCCAATGAGCAAGAGGATCGGATGTGGGAACTTCTTGCCGTCGATGAGGATCACGCTAACTGGGATCAGTGGCAGCGTTCCCTTCAGCTAGCCGAGTTTGCCGTGATGGCCGGAGAAACCGTTCCTGATGTTAGTCCCGATCCGCTATACAGTGATCAAGCGATGGCTGCTCGTCAAATGGATGCCCAATACGAGGTGGTTGAGGACACTGGTCCCGGCACCGAGAACACGGTAATGACCAAGTAAGGGATCATTGTGGCCGGCGAAGCGTGGGGATCCCGGGAGGAACTTCTCCATCCCCGGGATTCTCATGGTCGTTTCCGTAATACCTGGAAAATGGCCACAGGTGCAGTTGACAAGCTTCTAGGGTTGTTGGACAAGTTCAATGCCAAGACGTTCAACGATGATCAAGAAGCTGGTAACTATGTACATTCCTTGGCACGGTCTGACCGGACACTTTCCAACCGACATGCCTCTATCGACAAGTTCGTTAGAAACGCTTCCACTGTTCAAAAAGATCTTAGGGCTGGTAAAGAAACTCCAGACTCCAAAGCGATGGACGCAGCCATGCGTCCCCTACCCGAAGATCTCATCCTTTCCCGAGTTGTCGGCCCCGAAGCGTTTGGACTCAACCCATCTACCATCGGGCAGACCCCGGAACTTACCGGGAAACTCATCAAGGACAAAGGGTTTTCGCCGACCAACATAGGTACCCCGTTACCACACGAGGGTCCAGCCATTACCATGGTGATTGCCACTCCGGCTGGAACCAGAGCCGTAACACCATCGGTTGGGCGTCCATCCCGGGAAGTGATCCTTGATCGGGAACAGCCTTTCCGGGTTACCAAAGTACAAGATGATGGTCGGGGTGGCTTCTATGTCATGGCTGTCGCGGTACCAAAAGAGGATCAAGGTAACAAACGTGCCGTAGACATTAACCGTGCTATCGTGCCACAAGGCGGGGAAACCCAGGTCCCCGGTGAGGGTAATGCTCCCGGTGGCCTACAGACACCCCAGATCTCGCAAGATCAAGTTCCTGGCCAGGTTCCTGGAGGCGCGGGATCTGGGGTTCAACCCCGCAACGAGGGCCACGTAGCCGAAAATGTCGGTGGTGCCCAAATTCCCGGTGGCAAGCAAACACCCGGTGGTGGTGAAGGCCAAGTTCCTGGTGGTGAAACCCAGGGAACCGGGGATGTGGCCTCGTTCCAGGAAGCGTTTAAGAAGGCTAACCTTAACGCTCCATCACCGGGAAC